ATAAAAAATGGAAATAAAAAGAAGTGGTGGCAACCCAATTGAAGATGCAAAAGTAGCAAGGATTCGATTCGAATCCGTAGTTAAACCTACATTAGTAAACCTAGGGTTTACACAAATCAGCGGAACTGGTTGTAACATGATTAACCTCATAACTAACCAAATAGTTATGATTACATCAGCACCATCTAACCGAAAATTAATTCTAGCTACTAAACAACTAATTAGGAAGTATAGAAGGGAATATGAAACTCCATCTATAACTTATCTTTTCACAAGAGAAATTTCAGATTATCCCCAAGGTAGTAAAGAGACATACATGCAGGTCTTAAATAAGATTTGTTCAATGAACCTTCTTAGTGGGGTTGCAACAGGACTTAGTATGTTACCAAGTGTGATTGGCAAACTAAATAGTAATGAACAATTTAGATTAATCTCTTAAACCAAAACATATGAAATTTTTAAAAAGAGTTGAAATTGATATGGGTTCTCAATGGGACCTATATCAAACCACATTAACCGAATTGGTTAAAAGACAAGTAACATTTAAAATAAATCACTCAAGACAAAGAAAATACCTATATAGTGATAAACAAGGTGGTGTTGGACACAAGTGGCAAAGGAAAGTATTCACTTCATTGATAATGGGTGTTCCATTTCCAAATTTTGAAATAAACATTGATAAAGATAAAAATATTGTTTGGATTGAAGATGGACAACAACGATATAGAACTTTTTTCGCAATAGTAACTGATATGGTAAAACTACCAGATTTGTCTGCACTTGGAGATGAGTATTCCAAGTACAGTAATATGTGTTTTAGTGAGTTAACAGATACCCTACAAGAACAAATATACAATCAGAAAATGTTATTATTGTGTGGTAACAACTTAACCCAAGAAGAATTACATAAAAGATTTTTATTAATTAATAATGGAACTCCACTATCTGCACAAGATAAGAGATCAGCACAAATTTCAGATGGTGCGAAATATATTCAAGGAATTGTAGATGGAGTACCCAATGAAGATGAAAAATTAAATAATTTATCACCTGAACTAAAAATGTTTAAAATGATAGATGGAGAATATTCTAATGTAAATGTAACACCTAGAGGCAGAGAATTAGAACAATATGTTGCACATTGGTATAATATGTTGCAACAAGATGATAAGTTTCAAATATCTCAAACTCAACTTAATTCACTTTACAAAGATTTCTATAATAATGATATTAAACACGAAAATTATTTCAATAAAATATTAAAACAAGTAGATAAGTGTATTTGTAGTTATGATAAGCCAAGAGAAATAAAAGGAAGACCTTTGTTACTTTTATTTTACATAGTTAAGCATTATATGGATAGTGGTTTTAAAATCAATCACCCATCTTTTGTAAAACATTACTTATCTGTAATATCTGATTTAAAAACAAAAGATGAACTAATCACATACATTAAGCAAAATGGTGAAGAAGATACTCTTAATTTTGGAAGGTTATTGAGAATTAGTTCAGCTATGGATCAAATTAATGCTGTATTGGAACTTATTCATGAGGGAATGTATAAACTAGAGAAACCACTAAGAGTTGATAAGAGGAGAGTATTTACAAAAGATGAGAAGGTGAGTAAATTAATGGAACAAGGTGATTGTTGTGGATACTGTGGAGTTGATTTGAAAATAGAAGATGCTGTTGGTGACCATATGAAACCACATTCACTTGGTGGTGAAACATCAATGGATAACTTAGTAGCTTCTTGTAATAAATGTAATTCAATGAAATCTTCTCTTCCATATGATTTATGGGAAACAATAATTCCATCTCTAAAAAACAGACATTCAGTTGCAATATAAAAATAAATTAAAAAAGACTTGGATATATGAAAATCTTTTCGTATATTTGTATAACAAATGAAAGTTTAACCTAAATAAAATATAAATGGCAGAAAAAACAGTACTTAGTACAAAATCAAAAAATCACAAATTCAATCCAATAGTAGTAAAACCTAAAGTTGAAAAAGAACCTGAATATGATCAAGTTATATCATATGATAACCCAGAGGTTGTTTTAGAAATGGAACAACAATGGCCTGAGATGACAGCAGAATTCAAAAGAATAATGTTCACTCAATATGAATTGTTTTGTTTAAAACAATCCAACTACGGACCAGATAATATTTCTGTTGGTTCTAATTTAGAAACTGAACAAGAGAAGAAAGTATCTCTTACAGGTCTTTGGTTTAGAATGAATGATAAAATTCAAAGGTTGAAACAATTAGTAGTTTTAGGTAAACAAGATAACATCGGAGAATCATGTGAAGATACGTTTCAAGATTTATCAGTTTATGGTATAATTGCACAATTAGTTTCTTCTGGTAAGTGGGCAAAATAAATAAAATAAAATTAGGTTATTACAAATACTTTTCGTATCTTTACGTAGTAAATGATTGAGAGGTGAGAACCTCGTAATTTACGATGTAATGTTAATAACTTTAATAAAAAAGATATAAGAAAATCGGTAAATCTTATATTTATACGTACACCGAGTGTTACTAGTTTAGCACTCAAAACTTAAACTTAAAACAATTAATAATTAACAATTAAATTTAAAAAGATGGCTTTAGACATTAACGCAATCAGAGGTAGACTGAACAAACTACAAAACACGCAAAGGAAATCTGATAACCTATGGAAACCAACACCTGGTAAACATACAGTCAGAATCGCTCCTTACCAATTCGACAAGGATAATCCATTTATCGAATTGTATTTTCACTATAACATTAACAACAAAACTTATTTATCACCACAATCATTTGGTAGACCAGACCCTATTGTAGAGTTTGCGGATAAACTAAAAAGAATGGGTGACAAAGAAGATTGGAAAGCAGCGAAAGCTATGGAGCCAAAACTTCGTACTTTTGTACCTGTTATTGTAAGAGGTGAAGAAGGTGAAGGAATCCGTTTTTGGGGATTTGGTAAAACCGTATATCAAGAAATTCTTGGATACATTGCTGACCCAGATTATGGTGATATCACCGATCCACTAAGTGGTAGAGATTTAACAATCGAATATAAATCAGCTGATGAAGCTGGTACGAGTTATCCAACTACTACTATTAGAGTTAAACCAAGTACATCTCCAATCACGGCAGATGAATCAAAAGTTCAAGGTTTATTGGAAGGACAAACTGAAATTACTGACTTATATTCAGAATTATCTTATGATGAATTAAAATCAGTATTAGAAGGATGGTTAAATCCAAATGCAGAAGGTGAAACAAAACCTGCTTCAGCTGGATTATCACAACCATCAGCTCCTACAACACAACCAACTGAACCAAAAGCAGAAATCAACGCACCTCAGAAAACTGATGAAGTTGCAGCTGCATTTGATGACTTGTTTAACAAATAAAAACCAATTTAATGGCGAAAAAGAAAGCAAAAGAACTGGATCTTGCAGACATCCTAGCGGGTGAACTGAACAAACAATCCAAAGACCAAAAAGTAGCATTCTTCCTTAATGAAGATGAAGCTCCTACAAATGTAGATGGGTGGATATCGACTGGATGTGCTATGTTAGATGTGGCAATTTCAAATCGTCCTTATGGTGGATTACCTGTTGGTAGAATAACTGAAATAACAGGATTAGAACAATCAGGAAAATCATTAGTATCAGCCCACCTCCTTGCGGAAACACAAAAGCAAGGTGGTGTTGCTGTTCTTATTGATACAGAAACTGCAGTAAGTAGAGATTTTTTAGAAGCAATCGGTGTAGACGTTTCTAAATTACTTTATGTATCTGCTGATTCGGTTGAACAAATCTTTGATTTCACAGAAACTATCATTGAGAAGGTGAGGGAAACCTCAAAGGATAAATTAGTTACTATTGTAGTAGATTCAGTAGCAGCAGCTTCAACAACGAATGAGTTGGCTTCTGATTACAAAAAAGATGGATATGCTACAGATAAAGCAATTATTATATCTAAAGCAATGAGAAAGATTACCAATATGATTGGTAGACAGAAAATCTCATTGGTGTTCACAAACCAACTTAGACAAAAGATGAACGCTATGTTCGGAGACCCTTGGACTACAAGTGGTGGTAAAGCTCTTGCTTTTCACGCTTCTGTAAGATTAAGGTTAAAGAATATGGGGCAAATCAAGATGAAACAAGGTGGTCAAGAAAGGACAGTTGGAATGAAAGTTCGTTGTCAAGTAGTAAAAAACAGAATGGGACCACCTCTAAGGGCGGCTGATTTTGAAATCTTCTTTGACAGAGGAATAGATAACTACGGATCGTGGTTAAAAGTTATGAAAGAAAATAGCTTAGTAAAACAATCAGGAGCATGGTACACATATGTTGATACAGAAAGTGGAGAGGAAATAAAATTCCAATCTAAAGACTTTATCCTTATGATGGCAGATAAAGAAGAATTAAGAGAACAAATTTATAAAAAGATTTGTGAAGAAACCATCTTACAATATAAAGGTGATACTCTTGATATCGACTCTATGGAAATAGATACACATGGTGCTGGTATGAATGAATAAAAACAAAAATCAATATGAGTAAATTAGTTACAATGTTGAGAAAGAGTGCTGAAGCCGATAAGGCTAAAGCACTTTTATCTCTCGAATTACTAGATAATAGAGCGGTCGGTATCGGAGACCATTCTACTGCAGATTTCTACAAAAATGCAGAAGAAGCTCTCATTATGTTAGTAGATGCAGATGATAGGCTGGGAGCAATAGAAAA